TGGTGCTACAAATCGATCAAATATTGAGCCTTTTTTGTTTTGGAATTTGTTTCCAGTATAGCGACCGCCGTAATCAAAAGCGTCAAAGGCAAAACCAACAGGCAAAGCATCACTAATCTGGCCTGTTTTTAAATAATTCTCATAAGCCGCAGCCGCTTCAGGGCCATAACGACCACGCGAGCCACCACCTTGCGGCCCTAAAAAGTCTTTCATTCCGTTCCAGATAGACTTATTGCCACCCATTTTGGCTTCTGATTCAGGAATAGGGCTTTCTGACCAAGGTTTTACACCTTCGGCATACTGTCCATAAGTTTCCCAAATGTTCTGAAATCGGTCTGTGACGTTATCTAAATCTACGCCGTAATTGGTTGCGCCAACTCCGACCATATTGTAAGGGAGTTCTTTTGCGTCAAACTGAGCTGGGTTTACATAATAGGCCGCCGCTTCTACGTTGTCGGGTAAGTTCCATAATGGAGTCGGGCTAAAACCTGCTTCTGATAACGCATCAGCTTGGCGTTTTGCTGCACGATTTTCTGGCTTTTGCCCTTCTGCCGTAGCTAAAAGACCAGATAAATTATAATTAGGTTTAGAAATTTCGTTTCTTACAAAACCAGCCATACTAGGGTTTGTAACAAATTCATCAATTTTTGATAACGCGTCCTCTTGGCTTGTAGGTTGTGCATTATTTACAAAGTCACGCATCATCATTCCAGTGATGCCAGTGCTAGTGACTGTATCTAATAACGCTTCGCTATAAGGGTTGGCCATTATCTAAGTCCTTTTGCTGCTATGTTGGCTCGAACACCAAGCGCATGATCAAAACCACCGGCAATATCAACTCGAAATCGCATATAACGCGCACTCTTTCTTAAATTGTGTTGCCCTGTGGCGCTATTAACCGTCACACCCGACGAATAGGTTATGTCTGAGTTTTGATTGGCTCTAGTGGCCACATAGACGGTATTAGTAGCAGTTGAGCCTTCAACTAACGGCAATACGTTATTGCACGTTAAAATATTGGTGTTTTCGCTTCCCACTTCCTCACTTTCTAGGCGTGCTGTTAAAGCTGTTCCGGTGAAATCGCCTGATTTATGGCTGGTATTAAAGCCATATAAACCAGCCGCACCGCCTTTCCACAAATCAGAATCAAGTGATGCTGGCAAACTATCAAGTGTATAAGTCGTGCCACCCACCGAATCTAACGAGTCCATCGTGTAACCTGGCGATAAGCCATCAAATATAATTTCTGTGTCGATTACCGCATAACCCCAGCGCCCTGACTTCCAATCGTAAATTAACAATTCATCATTACCCGATGCGCCGTTAGCATACGACCAGACTACTTTGGAGTTTGCGGGATCGATTGCAGATGAAATGGTGTAATAACTTTCTTTATTCACGCGGTCTAAGAACCAGCGATCAACCTTTTGGTCACCTATTGGTGTTGTGCCTTTTCCTATGTCGTACCGCTGAAAGCCGGATTCTGATAAAAAGAAAACACTGTTGCCGTAACGCACCACAGAGCCCTCAGAAGGCGTGCCAATGCCCACCGAAACCTCATTAAACGACCAAACTAAAGGCGGCCCCTCGTAGCGCATTTCCCATATTGAGCGCTCTTGAAATATCACGCCAATATCACCGCCAGTAATCGCCATGATTTTGCCGCCATTGCCGACTAAATCCTGAAAATCACTTTGTGTACTAGGGACAGTCCCCCAACTCGTTTCGTTATTCTGGCCTGACCATTGCACTCTCGTAGGGTACTCGGTGGAACCACTTAAAATATCACCTAGCACCACAAAAGAGCGCACGCCTGTAATAAAACGAGCCTTTGGGGGACTTCCACCGAGATCGGCAAAAGCAGACGTGCCATCAATTGGGCCTATCTGAATATTATCTGCGTAATTGGTCGCAATTACTTGCGTTCCAAACTTTAAAAAATTCCAATTATCAAGCGTGTCATTGTTATAACCGCCTGACTTTGATTTATCGGTGTAAGTTCCACCAGCATATCGATATAACTTAGTCGCATCACCGGCAAACATCCGCACATTAGCGTTGCCATCAATCATTGCAACCGCGCCTCTGGCTTTAGCGCTTAACGCTGTTGAATCAGTAGCAAGTGAACCCCAACTGCGAAAGCCTGTACCATGCGGTTGTATGTTCTGCGCTTCGGTCACGCCTGGCAAAGATAAAGCCGCTTGATCGGGTAACCACTCGCCAAATTTTAAAGTTGTTGGTTTTATCATGGATTAATTGAATCCGTTTTTACGCTAATTGGCCCTTGATTAACCCGCCCTTGCCGATACGTTTCAGATGCAGACCAGGCAGCCACTTTGTATTGGTCTAGCCAATCTTTTGAGGTTGCATCGTCTTGAGTAAAACGAAACGCATGAAATAAAGCAGCTGCTAAATACACATCGGGATAGTCCGTTAATATCCAGTTTGTAGTGTTCGATGCGCTTAATGGGGTAACTTTTGGAAAATAACTTAGCTCATAGGCGTAAGTTGAGTCTGGCGTGCGGTCAAACTCTATTTTATCTGATATGGTGTACCACCTTGGCAAACCAGCCGCATCACGCTGATAAATGCTTAACTGCGTTGGATCGACGTAACGCATTACACCGGTCACTCCATTTGAGGTTAATGTAAGTCGGTACGAGTCCAAATAGTCAGCCGGTAAATCTAGCGTATTAGCTGAAGTCGAAAGCGAGCCTGACAATCGCGTGATGTTACCTCGAACGCCACCAATCTCAGGCAAACGCGGCAATGATGGCGCACGTTTTAAATAGGTTTCAGCGAGATCAATAAAATTATCAATGTAACTAGTCAAATCATCTCGCGCAGTCCAATCGGCAATGGCTGTTTTTAATTCACTGTATGTCGAGATTGCCATGCTTTTCGTTTCTCCGTTATGTTATTTAAGACCAGCTCAACGTGTACCGAGTCGCCCATCAATTCCAACCAACTGCAATTACCCACCATCGAATCAAACTCTTTAGTCCAGGCCTCGGCGTAATCGCAGTCTTTAGTTTCGGGAAAATGCGGTATGCCAGCGGTGTAATGAATCAATTTAGGTTGCTCAATAGGTTTGTCGTAACCTACTGTAAAATTCCATTCGCCAGGCAACTCGCCTACTGATCCGGCCCAACTAAAATCATCAAGAATGTTGGTTTCATTATTAATGTAATCAGCTGTCAATGTTTTGCACTTTTCATTGTTAAACACCATCATCGACGGCCATTCAAACTGATTTGCGCTTTTGACCACCGATACCGCATCATCTGGGTTAATCAATGTTTCAAGCTCGTTAATATCAGCCTGTAACAACATGTCAGCGTCTAGAAACACGCTAATTCCTTGGAAGCCCGACAATGCAGGAACTAAGTAACGCGAATAAGTAAAATCGGTTAAACCTGTTCGTGTAATCGGTAATGTCGGCAGAACCAACGGCACAATAGCTAATGGTCTGCTGGTTCGCCTAGTGATTGACCATTGCAACACGTTAAAGGCGACCGGCTGTCTTGGATCTATGCCTATATAAACTCTCATCGTCTCGACAACAAACCATCTAATTCAAAACGGCCGTCCACCTCATCCTCATAAAAAAGCGGTAAATTTAACGCCGCTCGTTCTATTGCGTGTCGCTCCGCTTTGGCTCTAATCGATTTAGGTACGTTTCTGGCGTTGCCTTTTACTGCCATGTTTTGCAGTATTTTTATTTCTTCGGCTGTTAGCGTTGGAACGATTAATGGATACGGTTGACCGCCTAACACCTCATCATTATTAGTGCTTAATTCAGTCATAATGGAGTTATCAACAAAATTAGGTATTGGGCCTAAAAAACCTTGTTGTGATTTTTTACTTCCAGTGATCCTTGTATTGTTAGCGCGATTTGTAGATAACCCAGATTTCTGATTAAACATATATGGATTAGGCGTTGGAGGTACAAAGCGATCATTACTTAAATTTGTACTGACAGATGAATTATTTGGAAATAATGGATCAGGTTGATTTAATAATCCGTAAAA